CTTGGATGACTGGTATTCACCAGCAGGAACAAACCGTGGTGGATTACAGAATGTAGTTAGACTTGCATTCAATCCTAACAAGGCAGCAAGAGATGATTTGTACACAGCATCTATAAATCCTGTTGTATCAATGCCTGGCACAGGTCCTATTCTATTTGGTGACAAGACTGCTCTTGCTTCTCCATCTGCATTTGACCGTATCAATGTCAGACGTCTCTTCCTCAACATTGAGAAGAGAGCAAAAGGTCTTGCTGAAGGAGTATTGTTTGAGCAGAATGACACTATCACTAGAAATGCATTCACTGCTTCAATATCTTCTTACCTCACTGAGGTTCAAGCACGCAGGGGTGTGACAGACTTTCTAGTCGTTTGTGACGAAAGTAACAACTCCCCAGAGGTTATTGATCGTAACGAATTTGTTGCAGAACTATACCTCAAGCCAACTAGGTCAATCAACTTTGTAACAGTCACAGTTACTGCTACAAGAACTGGCGTATCTTTCGCCGAAGTAGTTGGTAGATAATCACATTTCATAAACATAACGAGGTAAAAAAACAATGGCAAGTTCAAATGTCAGTTCATTCATTCAAAGGGTTGGGCAAGGCGTCAAACCCAATATGTTCATGGTGGATGTAAACTTTCCTGGTTCATTAAGTAAAAGTGCTGATGATCTAGAAACTACAAACATCATGTGTAAGTCCGCTGCATTACCAGGTTCTAACTTGGGTGTAATAGAAGTTCCTTTCCGTGGAAGAACAGTAAAGATCGCTGGTGACCGCACCTTTGATACTTGGACTGTAACATTCTTCAACGATAAAGATTTCAAACTTCGTGGATTCTTTGAAGAGTGGGCAAACAAAATCAATACTCATGAAGCAAACACTTCTGAGTTGTTTACACCTAACAGTAGCACTGGTTACACTGCAGATCTAAAAGTTAAGCAACTTGAAAAAGATGATACTACAACAGGATCTATTCTTAGACAGTACACACTATTCTATTGCTTCCCAACTAATGTTTCTCAAATTGATCTTGCTTATGATAGCAATGACCAGATAGAGGAATTTACAGTTGAGTGGCAGTATTCATACTTCAAGGCAGAAGGTGGCGAAAGAGCTGGCGTTTCTGACATTCCTGTGGTATAATAAATAGAAAGAAGAAGCATACTATAAGTAGGTAGTCATGAGTCAATTATTTGGCTTCCAGATAAATCGCAAGGAGGGTCGGAAGGGTCAATCCCCCGTCCCTCCTAATGCTGATGAGGCAATTGCCATAGCAGCTGGCGGTTATTATGGGACATATGTAGATACGGATAATCAAGCTCGCAATGAGTTTGAGATGATTCGTCGTTATCGTGATATGGCATTGCATCCAGAAGTGGACAGTGCGGTTGACGAAGTTGTAAACGAATTTGTTGTGAGTGATTCTCACGATACTCCTGTAGAACTTAATCTAGATAATCTAGATGTTGGAATGGGAGTCAAAAGAAAAATTAGAGATGAGTTTGAATATGTTAAACGCTTATTAAACTTTGACAATCGTGCACATGAGATTATTAGATCTTGGTATATTGATGGTAGATTGTTTTATCATAAAGTTATAGATCTAGATAATCCAAAGAAAGGTATTACAGAACTTCGTTATATTGATCCAATGAAGATCAAGAAAGTTCGTCAGAAGATTGATAATAAAAAGAACATGGATTCATTGCAAAGACAAGCAATGAAAGGAACCGCACTAGAGTATCAATACGGAACATTTATTGATTATTATCTTTATAATCCAAAAGGTTTTTATAAAGGTGGTGTTTTAGGACCTATTGGTGACATGTCATTGTCACAAGGTGTCAAAATGGCAGTAGATTCTATTACATTTTGTCCATCTGGACTACAAGATTTAAACAAGAGAATGACTCTTGGTTTTCTCCATAAGTCAATCAAAGCTCTCAATCAACTTAGAATGATTGAAGACTCTCTAGTTATATACAGATTGTCAAGAGCACCAGAGCGTAGAATATTCTATATTGATGTTGGTAATTTACCAAAAGTTAAGGCAGAACAATATCTCCGCGATGTTATGAGTCGCTATCGTAACAAGTTAGTGTATGATGCAAACACTGGTGAGATGCGTGACGACAAAAAGCATATGAGTATGCTTGAAGACTTCTGGTTACCACGTAGAGAAGGTGGTAGAGGAACAGAGATTACTACATTGCCAGGTGGTCAAAACCTAGGTGAACTCAAGGATGTTGAGTATTTTAAAAAGAAATTATTTAACAGTTTAAACCTACCTCCATCTCGTCTTACAGATGATAACAAAGGATTTAATCTAGGTAAGACAACAGAGGTTCTCCGCGACGAACTTAAGTTTACTAAGTTCATTGGTCGTCTTCGCAAGAGATTCAGTGAGATGTTCATGGACATGCTCAAGACTCAACTCATCCTGAAAGGAGTGATTGCTCCTGAAGATTGGGAAGATATGAAAGAACATATCCAGTATGACTTCTTATTTGACAATCATTTTAATGAATTAAAGAACATTGAAATGATGAACCAAAGAATGATGACTGTCACACAGATGGATCCTTTTGTTGGAAAGTATTTCTCTGTGGAGTATGTTCGTAAAGAAATTCTCGGACAAACTAACAAAGATATGCGTGAGATTGATAAGCAAATGAAAGGAGATATATCTTCTGGTCTTGCACTTGATCCAGCAGAAACAAATACTTTGGATCAACTCACTCAAGCAAACACTGCACTTGCTCCTGAGATACAGGCAATTCAAGCAGATGATGCTGCAGAAAGAGAATCACAAGCTGCTGATGATGCGCTTGCAAGAGACCTTAAAAGAGCAAAGTCCGCACCTAAACCAACAACAAATACTAAATAGAATATACTGAACTCATATTATGGCTGAAAGAAACGAAGTAGATGCATCTCAAGGTGCGGTAGATATCGTCAATAAAATTGCCGATAACCAACGTGCTGATGCGATCAATACAATTCATGACATGTTATTTGCTAAAGCATCTGATGCTATGGCAGATTATAAAAAGTCTGTTGCGAATACATATTTTGATGAACCCACAGAAACGGAAGTAACCGATGAAACTGATAACGGAAACGATTGAAGACGTCAAACTAATTACTGAAGAGAAGGATGGAAAAAAACTTCTCTACATTGAAGGTGTTTTCTTACAATCAGAACTAAAGAACCGTAATGGTCGTATGTATCCCTTTAGTGTTCTTGACCGTGAGGTTAAGAGATACAATGAAGAATACATAAAATCAAAACGTGCTCTAGGTGAACTCGGTCATCCAGATGGTCCTACTATCAACCTTGATAGAGTGTCTCATAGAATCACAGATCTCCGCGCTGAAGGTAATAACTTTATTGGCAAAGCACAGATCTTAGATACACCAATGGGTAACATCGCAAAGAACTTACTAGACGAAGGTGTTCAGTTGGGTGTTTCCTCTCGTGGTATGGGAAGCATTCAAAAAAGTGAAGACTGTAATGTTGTTGCAGACGACTTCATGCTCACCACTGCTGCTGATATAGTAGCAGATCCTTCCGCACCAGATGCATTCGTCAATGGCATCATGGAAGGAAAAGAATGGGTTTGGTGTAATGGTATACTAAAGGAAACTGAAGTTGCTAAATATAAAGGAATCATGGACGCCTCAGCGCGTCAGGAATTGGAAGAGAAGACCCTCAAAGTGTTTGAGGATTTCCTCGGAAAACTTTGATTTATAAATAAACTTAGATTAATTATACGGAAATTAAGAGGAAATCTCAGATGTCAGACAAGCTTAACGAAAAATTTGAGGAGTTAGTTACCGCACAAAAGGTGATCGTAGAAGACGATCAATCCAAAATGCCTACTGTTCAAGCAACAGTTATTCCTGGCACTGGTAGCGATCCATCTCAAGTTTCTGACGCACAGACTGCTAAATCTACAGCTGCTGGCGATCAAGGCACACAACCTAAAGTAGACGCTTCGCAATCCTATGGTCAATCTGCTCCTACGGATCTTGGTGGTACATCCACTACTCCTAACGAGCATGATGACGATGGAGAACCAAATCCAGGTGCTAAGGCAGCCGCTCCAGTTGGAGACAAGGCAGCACAAAGCGATGGATCTGCTCAAACATCAAATATTAGTGATGCTGGAGACATGGGTACACAACCTACAGTTGGTGCTGACGTAGCATACGCAACCAAAACTGGTCCTGAGGTAACATATCCTATCAAACCTTCGTTTGAGGATCTTGACGTTTCCGCAGACGTTGCTGCTCTAGTAGAGGGCACAGAACTCTCTGAGAAATTTGCTGAGAAAGCAAAGATCATTTTTGAATCTGCTGTAAAAGCAAAAATTTCATCAGAGTATGACAAGCTTGTAGAACACTTTGCCGACGAATTGGATAAGCAAGTAAACGCTGCTAAGGCAGATTTATCCGAGGAAGTTAATGGTACAGTTAACTACGCCATTGGTCAATGGGTAGAGCAAAATCAAGTTGCTATTGACCGTGGAATAAGAAATGAGATTACTGAAGACTTCATTGCAGGTCTTAAAGGTCTCTTTGAAGAGCACTACATCTCTATCCCCGACGAGAAAGTTGACGTGGTAGAGGGTATGGCTGAATCTATTCGTGAGATGGAAGCACGCCTTGACGAACAGGTCAAAGCAAATGTGAAATTACAAAATAGTCTTAATGAGACTGCAAGAAAAAATATTCTGAACACAGTTTCGGAAGGATTGGCAGATACTCAGAAAGAAAAACTCGCAGCACTCGCTGAGGGTCTAGAGTTCGTTTCTGATGAAGCATTCTCCAAGAAGGTTACTACCATCAAGGAAGCATACTTCAAAGAAACAGCCGCACCTCAAAGTGAGGTTGCAGACGAAACTCCAGTAGAAGGAGCATCAGATAAGGATATTAGTCCAGCAATGGCACAATACCTTGATGCTATGAACCGCTGGAACTCATAATATAAACCTATTTTTTCTTAACAAGAGCAAATGTTTAACTCAAAAGCTCTAACAGAAAAGTGGTCACCTGTTCTAAGTCATGAAGGTGCTGGCACCATCAAAGACAATTATAGAAAAGCTGTTACCGCTGTTTTGTTAGAAAACACAGAGTCACAACTTAGAGAAGAGCGTGGTATGATCAATGAAGCATCCAACACAGTTGGTGCCATTGGTACAAACGCACTCTCAGGTTCTGGACTTGATACAAAAACAGGCGGTCTTGCTGGATTTGATCCAGTGATGATTAGCCTCATCCGTCGTGCTATGCCAAACTTAGTAGCATACGACATCTGTGGTGTACAACCAATGAGCGGTCCTACAGGACTAATCTTTGCAATGAAGTCACACTATCAGCAAAATGGATCTGCACTAAGAGCTGGAAACGAAGCACTCTTTAACGAACCAGATCCTAACTTCTCTGGTAACACACAAGGACCTGCTGCATTCAACGACCCTGCATCTCCTCTTGGAGACGGTGGTACAACTGATGCTAACCCAGGTTTACTTAACGATACATCTGGTGGTGGTACAACTGCTGGTAACTACGAGCGTACTGCTGGTAATATCGCTAGAGAAGATGCTGAAGTTATCGGTTCTGGATCTACTCTCTTTAACGAGATGAGTTTCAGTATAGAGAAAACTTCTGTTACTGCTAAAACAAGAGCACTAAAGGCAGAGTACACTCTAGAACTAGCACAAGACTTGAAAGCAATTCACGGTCTTGATGCAGAGCAGGAACTTGCTAACTTACTTTCTAGTGAGATCCTTGCAGAAATCAACCGTGAGGTTGTTAGAACTGTTTACACAATTGCAAAATCAGGTGCACAAAACAACGTAGCAAACGCTGGTGTATTTGATCTAGACGTAGACAGTAATGGAAGATGGTCAGTTGAGAAATTCAAAGGACTTATGTTCCAGATTGAAAGAGATGCAAACGCAATCGCACAGCAAACTCGTAGAGGAAAGGGTAACTTCATCATCACATCTGCTGATGTTGCTAGTGCTCTTGCTATGTCAGGTACACTTGACTACTCTTCTGGTTTAACAGGTGCTGGCGGTCCTTCCATCGGTGAAGTTGATGACACAGGTAACCTACTTGTGGGTACAATGAACGGTAGAATCAAGGTTTTCGTTGAT